ACACAAAGTCTGGGCATCTTTTGAAGAAAGTTAACATTCATCATACATTAAGAAAACCCTTTTTGTGTACTTTAAGTATTTTATTATTATCTAATATATTGGTTTTTTATATATTCCTATTATATAATATAACAAATCAGTTTTGTTTTAGTAAAAATAATAGTGTAAGATGGGTAAAGTGCAATTTGGAGATGGTCACTGGGCAAATAACAAGGAATGGTCTGAGTTGTTGTCAGAAATATTTTCAAAAATCAGAGCATCTATAGATGGATTTGCCAATGCTACAGCTGATTTGGCTGCAGGATTGGAGTATCAGGCTTTCAATCCTGAAAAGATTTTGAGGAAGTTGATTGCATCCTCAACTTCATTGGATGACTTTGTTAAGGATATGCGTGACCTCTTGGTGGCCAGGTACACCAGAGGAACTAGCTTCTTGTTCAATGCTAAAAACTCAATTGAGAAAGCTAAGGATAAGAAGAAGGCAGAAGCTATTCAGGTACTAATAAATAGGTACGGAGTAAAAAAGAATGCTGGAGACAATGCTGTTGATCAAGCCACTTTGGGAAGGATAAGTCAAGTGTTGGCATATATGGCATTGAGAGTTGCTTTACAAATCACAGACTATCATAAGCCAATCATACCATTGAGACCCATTAGTACCGTTGATATTAAGAATGCTATCATTGATGTTGTTCCACAATTTTTATATCTTAAAGCAGATCAACTTGATTCAAAGACCAACTCAGAGGCAGCTCTGTATGTAATCCATTTGTGTTACCAAGTCTGTGTGTCTGAAAGAATCATGACTAAAGCTCAGAAGGATAAGCACAGTGTCCACACTAAGTCAGCAATGATAACACACTGCATGGGTTTTGTCAACCTGGCTATGGATAATTCTTCAGTAGTGTCTGATGATAAGATAGCTGGTAGAAGGATGATCTCAGGTCCATGGGGACTACAGGAAACTGCTCTAGATGCCACAGGGTGCGCATGTATCATTGATGTTGTTGATTTCTGCTGCAGGGGACACAAAGTAACAGATGCTGTGGCGCCAGTTAGGCTGTTCAGATTAGCTATTGAGTGCATAAAAGATACAGCTGATCTGAAGGATGCTGGAGTTAAATTGAAGACTCTGGTTGATAAGTGATTCATTTTCTACATTAGCCTTTAGCGTAGTGTATAGTGTGAATCATATAATATAATATAAATTAGTAAATTACATAGCAATGGGAGTTGGGTGTTAGGTTTATGTTATAAACAAATAATAATAAATAGTAATAGTAATCTAGCATTAATGGAGGTTATAGGATTATATACTCATTATATACTGTACTTAGTTGTAGTAGTCCATTGTAAGGTCATTAGTGTGAGTAGTTAATATGTTCTTATATGCATTTGTAGTATGGTGTTAGTTAATATGTATGTACAATTATGGTCACTTAAAGTAGGAGTAAGTCTTAATATATTATAATCATCATAGGGTGGGTAACGAAGCTAAAAGTGTCTAGATGTTAATAATAATAAAAGCAAAAAAATCACAAAATATGGAAAACATAAAAACACCAAAAAAACACAGAAAAACAAAAAAATCAAAAAAACAAAAACAGCTTCGGCTGTTATCCCAGTACAAATTCTCATTCAAATCAGAAAATGTAAGTAAATCTACAACTTCAAACTCATTAATGAACATTAGTTGGGAAGACAGAAGAACAGAAACCTTAAATGTTAATCTGGACAATTTTGAAGTCATGATCACTGATTTGTCTCCAAAATCATTGATTGATGGATACCAGCCGAAGCTGGTGTTGCTTATTTACTACTTACCTATGTTATTGTTTCTTTATTTGTTTCTATTTTTTTGGTTTTTTTCTTTTTTTCTTCTTTTTTTCTTTTTTTGTTTTTTTGTGTTTTTTTCATCCACATCAAGTGTATTATGAAGTTCATTAGTCTCAAACTCTTTTGACTGAGAGTTCAAAGACAAGAAAATATAATACTTTACTAATACACTCAATTTTAGTCCAATCACTAGACTCTAACGTAATCTGCAGTGATTAGCTCAGAGTCAGACAGAAACCCATATTGGTGCTTCTGTTCTTTAACTGGCTTATATATTGTCATAGGCAAGTCTGGTAACTCTGAACCATGTTGAACAGTGACAAAACCAACATTCACTGAGTCCGCGAAGTGTTTCACTTCAGTCTTACTCTTAGTAACAACTAGAGGGGACCCTTCCGCCAACTCTCTTTTGTATAAGCTACAGATCCAGCAGTTCTTTGTGGAGACCTTGTTCACTATCTTATTTTTCTCAGTGAGTAACAGTAGCAATGGTTTGATTATTGCTATGTTCTCAGAGCCATCTTCCAGATACATTAGTTTTAGCAGCTCTCTGCAAACAGAATATAGCAATTGACCGTTGATGGTGTTTTCATCAATACTCCTGATCACAGTCACTAATTCACGTATCATAGTAGACTTACAACAGAATAAATACACAGCCTTCTCACAACCTGGAGTTTTTTTCAGTAGTTCGTGTGCATCACACCCTACTGTTTGAAGCATGGTGTTGAGCACCATGTACTCTTCTGAATTCATGCCAGACATATAACGATCAATGTGCTAGAGAATTCTGAAGTAATGTGGTTTAAAGGAAAGCTGAGTACTTAAAGAAGGTGTTGTTTTGCTATAATTGCCCAGGACTTTGTGT